GTACGTCTCTTTGAATCTGCTTTAAGGTCGTCCCACCAACGCATTTTTTTAGGAGTTTCAGAAGCAAGTTTTGCCTTTTCGTCTTCCTGTTTGTTCTTTTGGGCCATTCTTTGCTCTTCAACCTTATTTATATCACCTTTAGAGGCTTCGGTATTGCGATGCTGAACTAACTTACTTTTAGAGTCATTAAGGTTCTTTTCTGTAATCAGATCCGATCCACCTGTTCTGTTCTTTTCGAGCAATATCTCTGTTAAAACATCTTTCTCTGGAACTCTGTCTTTTTCCAACTGCTTTTGAGTGATCTCTTCAGGAACATCCGAATGATCCCTTTTCAACCTACGTTCTGCCGTTTCATGATCGCTTTGAGGCTGTTTCTCTGCAAAAGTCTTTAAATTGAATTTCATAATACGCATCTCCTATTTCTTAAAACAGTTCTTCTTCCGTTTTGTTATTTTCTAAACCTATAGCCTAAATACCTTTTTTTAGATCCGTCCCGTTCTTACGACCGTAGGAGATGGTAAAGACATCGTTAATCCTTCATTCGCCGCTGAACATGCTCCTGCTAAACAGTCAGCTAAATCGTCCGTTGTTACATCTGCGTTCTTGTCAGGTATGATTGTGTACCCTTTCTGAGTCCTTTTGAACTTAAGCTCTTTCAATTCCGACAACAATAAACTAGAATCCCCACCAACATCATACAAAACTACCTCTGGTGAAGGTTGGTATAACATCATGTTTCTAAGATTCTGATACATTTTGCATTTCACCTGACTGTTAAATGAAATCTGTTGACAATTAATACCGTGACTTCTCAACCTCTGAACACTGTGAACAGAATGATAATCATCGTATGTAACAGACATTGGACGAAATCTAGCGCAAATCTGAATAATTTCTTTGTCAATGTCTTCAAATAACAATCCTAAGCCGGGAGTTGGTCTCCACAACCATAGTCCGGCCAAATGACACTTATTCCTTCTCTGACCTTGCGGAGTAACATATTTCTCTTTGCCAACCATGATTGCGGCATAGTTATTACTTTTCTTCGCAGGGTCAACATGAATGTAGTAATTCATTCTTGGTTGACGTTTGGTATGCGGCATAGCGTCAAAACTAAGACACCTCTCAATAGCTCCCTCATCAAAATATGTACCGTATGCTCCGCTAGTAGCCCATTGACCACCGAACTCTACCACAAACATGTCCAGATTAGATTGACGGTCTTTTGCAAGCTCAGGCTCATCATAAGGTACGTCCTCATTGATATCCCATGTGGGCATCTGAAAGGACAATGACTTATCACTAATCTTAGGATCAGATGAGTTAGCCTGACCAAATGCCTCGTAAAATGCCCCCATTCTAGCGTTTGGTGACGAAATCATCACCACTTTGCCAGCATCGTACTTGTAGAACTTCGACAAAGATGGTTTTAAACGGTTTACGAAATACTTACCTGTGACCTTGCCAGTTTCATCATAAAACCCAATCTCATCAAACAGTAACAAAATGGCGTTATATCCAGCTAGTGAATCAGGATTACTATGTCCGCAAAGTAAAAGAATAGAACCGGGAATACTAATAATTGCTCCGTCCGCTTTCTTTTTTAAATCCAAATCCGTATACAATCTAATAGAATCACTCGTTTCCTTTGCAATTCTACCTTTAAAGAACGGGGAGTTCCTCAATCTTGCTTGAACCATGCCGAACAAACGTCCTGCCTGTTTCTGAGACAAAGCTACGTTGATGATTGCAATTTCATCATCATTTGGGAGATTGTAGTATTGATGAGGATCACCCTTGTTAATGACCAATAGTTTATACGCTTCATATGCTGTAATGATTGAAGCCATTAACGTTTTAGATCCACGGCGACCAAGTACAAGAACCAACTGAGTAAATGGAATTCGTACCTCTTCTTTCTCTTTAGCATGCATCTTTTTGATAACGTCATCTAAATTACGATGATAGGTGACGCCTTCTATTTCAGCGTCTTCCTTTCTAGCATATAGCCATTCCCATTCCTCTTGGCTTAAGTTGAGATCTTCATTACCTATTGTTCCTTTGTAAAAACATTTGAGGATGACTTTTTGGCCTGTATACAGTCTTAAATTATTTCCAAGTAGATCCATGTATTGCGGCCCATTGCAAAACTCCATAATGTCTACCATCGTATATCTATCATCCCTATCTGCTATCTCGGGATTATCTTGTTCAATGGCCCTGATCGCTTCAAATAAGGGATTATGTTTTGTGTCTGTTGCTTTTACTTTAGGCATCTTCTTTCTCCAATATGTATAATCCCCCTGCAGTATCAGCCGCAATGTTTACAATAGAGTCAGACTCATATATGGGTTTGTCTCCTCCACCACCATCTGTAAACGTTCTAATCGAATCAGAACAAAGTACATACATTGCATTTTTGCTAACAACAATCTTTGAGGGATTGGTCAGTATATTCTTCTTAGGATGGCCGCAGCACAGAGAAATCTCTCCATTATTTACCGCCCTTACAACACCCTTCAAACTATCAGCTAAGTATAGTTTATTCTTACTAAACGCAATTCCACTAGGCTCCCCAATAGAACTTGATTTTGCGTCCTGTCCTGTAGTATACCGGAATTTACCATCTCCTGCGTAATGAGAGATCCCCGTATTGTTGACAAAAAAGCATTTACTCAAATCTGATAGCAAAAGGTAAAACTTGTCTTTCCCACAACATTGAACATATGTCGTTGGGCTTTTCAGCTTCTTAAACAACGTTTGCATTTGAATTGCTTTTAATTTTGTAATTAATGACGAAGTGTAGTCCTCTTTGACATTAATGCATCTAACTCCAAGACCACCATCCTCAACAATCATCAAACGTTTGCTAACGCTATCATAACTCATTGATGTTACTAACCCGAAAGATGGATTCGTACCGCCCACCTTCTCAATATCGTCTGAACCCTTCCACGGAAAAATGTATTCCAAAGAAGGACTAATGAGACCTAGATAGCGGTCTGTAGAAAAAACAAGACCCATATCCTCCACGTAACAAATATCCTCGATGGGATGTTCTGTTTCGATCTTGAGCAGGTTTACGATCTGTTTTGTTCCAAATGTTTTTCTCGATAAGTTATAAATCATTCACTATTTCCACTTGATTCTTCGATAATCTTACAACTTTTCGTCCGAAGTTTACGTCAAGTTCAAATCCGACTCCCGTATTGATGGGGATAATTTGAACGACTTCTCCGATGCTGTCAAAAAGCTGCAATCGTTGGTCTATGCATCTTACTCTCGTTGGTTGTGTACGTAAAAAATCTTCTTCTGAATACTCTGCTGCCGTCTTAAGTATTCTAGGCTCTACTGACGCAATACTCCACATAGGCGCTTTGTCTTTAAATGAAACGTTCAAAGGAACCTCTTTAAGCTCTCTAGGATTCCACCCTCTCATCTCGCATTCGCCACAACCGTTAGGCATGTCAGGTAACGATCCCATTTCAGGAACAATCAAAGAATCTAGATCATCCAAAAAGAAATGACCCACAGATTCTACAATGGGCTTCCAATATCTTTGATAGAACTTAGGCGAGAATGAAGGACATGACTCTGACAAACTACCCATAGGCACAATATTGTTAACATTGAAGTTCCCATTGACCGTAATTTTCAGTATTGGGGTTGAACTACCGCTATCAATACAAATAATATCAAATGTCCCGTCTTTTACATTGATCTTGTAAATGGCATCAGGGTGTTGTTTTGCAACTGCTGAACAAACTCGACCACCATAATGCTCCAATAACTCTGTCAACTCTTCTTCCGTTAGTTGTATTCTCTTTTGAGCGCAAGCCATTGTCATATTGGGATCTTGAGGTTGACCTGCTTCCATAGGTGGCATGTTGGGGATTTGAGGTGCGCCCATTGGATCTTGACCCGCAGGAGGCATTTGACTCTCTGCCGCCTCAGTCTCAACTTTATCTTTAGCTAAATAAGCTTTGAAATGATTTTGAACTATTTGTCTATGCTTGTCAATGATCTTGTCAATCACTGGCTTATACTCATCCTCTTCTAATCCCTCTTTGATTCGTAAAAGATCTTCTACCTGTGACTTTATCATCAGATATGTCATTTCTTTCTCAGTCTCATCATTGTTATCAATGCCTTCTACTTTCCTAGACATTTCAACCAACATGTGTTTGTAATGGTTGATTAACAACTCTTCTGCGGGTTCATCGTCACGCACGGGCTTAGCTAAATCTTCAATCGCATATTTTTTATTTCGAAGAGCCTCAACATGAAAACCCTTATGCAGAGCAAAAGCTTTAGCAGAACTATGAGCCTGCCAAGCGAATTCGTAAGTTTGTTGCAAGTCTGGCACTAAAAAAGCGTGACGCATAGACGAGAAATCATCTACCGCAAACCCATACCTTCCACTTGTATTTTTATATATCTGAAGTTTCATAATCACATTATACATTGTCACAAAAAAAGACGCATCTATTTATTCACAATAGATACGCCTTTTACCTTGTTCTTATGGTAAATGTATTATACTTCGACCAATCTCTTACTATACTTTTTGGCTTCTTTCTGTTGTGCAATGGCGATTCCAAGATCTCCTAACTCGCATGCTCCACCAGAACAAGCGCTGTCACGACCAAACTCAAGATTACCATCCTTATCTTCGTAACAAAGACTCCAATCTACATCCTCGTACTCTCTTTGAAGATCGCACCATAGCTTCCAATTCGTTACATCCTTTAGACAATAAGTCATCAACCTCAAGTTTCCTTCAAAATATCTTTCTGAAAACTGCTTAGCCCTACGAACCCATTCGACCTTCTCTTCGTAATTCTTCACTTCCTCTTTCATCCACGCCTGTAAAAGCTTAACCGGGCTTAACGGATGCAAACCTTCTGCTTTCCATTGAACCCCATTGGTTTCGCAATCTCTTTCAATCTTATCCTTAAGAGATTCTACGTCAATGATCTCACCAATTCCAAGAACGCAGTCGCAAGCTTCCCATAGATTCTCTCCAAAAGCTCTCAACCCGTCTACGATTAGTCCGCTAGCCATAATACTTCCATCGCCATACTCTCTAACGATCTCTGAAGGGGTCAGAACAGCCGTAAATGGAGCTTGAGGATAATCCTTGTCTCCCGACATAGGTAACATTGAAATACCCGTATACCATCTCCTGTTGCGGAAGATATGAGTCGCAACGTCTTTCCACTCATCAGGTTTAATCGTAATCGTATTTGAAACGTTATGTCTTAACCAAGGTTCCAAACATGCTTCTGCTCTCGTCCCTTGCTCAACCCAATTCTGCTGAGTAAGTTTTACATTTTCAAGCATTGTCAAAGCATTAACCATATTCTTAGTTTTAGCTCCATCAGGAACTTCGCATAAGAAAATAATTACCTTATCGGTATTATTGTTAGACCATACCGAATCTTCAACAGCCATTGGATTGAACTTCTCAAAATATTGAAGCGTTGTCTCCAAAACGTTAGCCTGAACACGACGGAAATACCTTTTAGCGTGATGAGGATGAATTCCCGATGCCGTTCCAAGAATACAACTAGACGTTCCTGAAGGCTTAACACAAGTTACTCTAGCACTTAGATTGACACCAATGATCTTAGCAATCTTTTCATTGACTTCTAGAATAAGCTTTGCGCCTTTCCTCTGAATCTTTGGATCAAACGCAATATCAGGATTATCAGACATACCCGTCATCGACACGCCAAGTAATGCTTCGCTTCTAACGATCTCTTCAGTCACTCCACCTAAATAAGGGAATGAACTATATGCTGACTGCAATGTTCCTAATACGGCGGCGGCTCGACAAGCATTCAGAAATTCCTCTTCTGTTTTGGCTTTCTTCATGTTGATCTCGCAAAGGTTACAATTATGCACAACCATCCCGTTTGCGATTAAGTTATGTGTTCCGTCTACAGACACATCATAAACGTCTTTAGTTGCTACAAAGGATATTGATTGGACTTTATAAACTCCTCTTGCACAACTGCCTCTCTTTTCCCACGTCATGGCAAGAAGATCTTGGTTTTTTCGAGGATGCAATTTAAACCTAATGCGCTCTCTAAACTGTCTGATGTCATCTTGGTGACCAATACTTAGAATTGTTTGATTTTTACCATCTCGCAACCTTGTATGATCAGAACGTCTTGAGCATATTCCAAATTCAGTTAACGCTAACTGGACATCTTTTGCCATATCTTTATTTGAAACCGTAAGACTAACTCTTTTAATCCCATTTTTATTAATAACACACCCATCTGCGCTAAACAACGCAGATAAATATCGAGCTTTATTGTCCTTTGACAAACTCCAATACGAAGACATCATTCGCTTATCATGAGAACCACCCACCGTCATGCCATAATCGTTAACGATAACGTTCCGCTTAGATCCATTACAACTAGAATATGTTCTAACGCCATTTTCATCTGCATAATGTATTGAACTCTCGCCATATCTATTCCCGTATGCGCCTCCGTCCGTTTCATTAAGCAATTTCTGAAATAATGGTGTTAATGCTTTTTCTGCAAAATCATCCTCTCTAGATCCAAACACTAATCCAAAAGCTTGATTACCTGAACACCACCCATCTCCCAAATTCCATCCCAATAAGTCATAATAATTAACATCGTCTTCCCATTTTTGACCAATCGAGAAATATGGTTTCATATGATGCATAACTAAACTATCTTGATTGCAAACCAGATCCTTAACGTAAACATAACCACGATCTTTTGTTAAAACCCTATGGTCACTTGTTAAATTAAGGGTTCCGCCACCAACCGTTTTAACACAAAATACATCCTTTGTCCCCGTTTTTGAAACTACCGCCGTACTAGCTTCATTATGTAAATCGTCCCCGTATTTTTTTTCATCGCTCTCATACTGTGAAACAACATTAATTGTCTTCCCGTTAGCTTCTGATATGTTTACATACCCTTCGTCTGTTAATATCATGGTGTCTTCATCCATACATGTTTGCCATCCTGACAAATATTTGTTGTCACCCTGCATCTTAACCTCTTCTTTAAAACGCTCTCTAAAGGCAGGAGTTAACTTCAACTTAGCCAGCATCCCAATCTCGCAACAGGGATTAACAAGGAACTCTTTGTTATCAGCCCAAACAAAACCGGGTTCACCAAACTCTTTAACATAGCTGATAATCTTTTCAAAGTCTTCTTTAGTAGTTTCTTCTCTGATAAGTAACACGGAGTTATTTGATCTACCTCTTTGAGGATTCTCTTTTCTCCATGCTCCGATCTTGGCCGTCAACATTTCTTGATCTTCAGGTGAGAACAAACAAATGGTGGCGCTTCTTCTTACTCCGCCCGAAAGAACAGCGTCAGATGCATGCATGACAATATCATATGCGTCAATAGGTCTAAGTTGATCATATTGTTTGGCGGATTTATCAAGAAGATAGTCGATCTTTACCAATGAAGCTTTGAGTCCATCGGGGCCGGGAGCTTTACTACCTGAGGAAATAGGAGCGCCTGCGGGTCTTATTAGATCGAAATTGAACTTTACCTTGTACCCTCTGTACTCTGGGAATGGTGTTTCATTCGAATCGAAGTATGATGATAACAGAACTCCTACTGAGTTCGCCCATCCTTCAATGTCGTCTGTGATAACAAACTCTTTTTCTCCCTTGTCGCATTTTAAAGGAGACTTAATGTTAGGAAGTTTAGCTATATGATGGGTTTGAACTGAGAAACCAGCTCCGCATCCGCACAAGAGTAAAAACATACACTCTTGGAAGAATCGAGGGCGATCACAATAACTTGACGTACAGTTATAGATTCTAGCATTTTTACTTAAGATTGGCGCTCCACCGAACTGTAGTGCTCGTTGAGACCCAAGAATCCTCTTTTGACGAACCATCTTCTCTGCAAATTCAAAATCATCTTGAAATTGCGATAGAATTTCGTCTCCGAATTTATCTTTGTGCATTTGAAATACTCGATCTACCTGTTCTTCCCAAGTCTCCCTTCTTTGATTTTCAGGACTGAATCGGGCATATTTTGAGATACGAGTATACTCTTGCAAGGCTTTAATAGACATAGATTTGTTTTCCTTTCCGCTTAATAATTAATTGTAGTTTGTAGTTTGTTTGTCATCTGTCACATGACAACATTCCTATTACGTATAAATCAGAAACTTCCTTCAAAAAGTTTGAGACATCACTTCTGAACTTGTCTAAGTCCTTGATCTCCAAGTAACATACGCCTCTTATTTTTGTTCCCGCATTATACAATGACGAGCGCCCATTTCCATCCAATCCTTCCAATTTGTACAAAGCATCGTCAATTTCATCGATTACTCTGAACCTCCAAGGCTCTGATTTGACAATAGGATTAGCGTGTATTGTTCTGAGGTCATAAATTTGTGACCTCCTTTTCAGGCACTTAGTCATTCGATAACTATGCGTAGTGGAAAATATTTGACTGTCAGGATAGCAGCTATTCATTGCATCAATAAGAACAATATGTCTACCTAACGCAACATGCATCGCTATGTCGTCAATTAAAATGATTTTGGGTGGAATTTCGAGGTTCAACATGGTCGAAAAAGACTTAATCACCTTCTTTTCTCCATTGCTACACTCTTTGTGGGATATTGTCTCATGAGGTTTCTTGACAGTGAAGCCTAAGACATACTTCTCCATCATATCCCTTTCCATTGGATCTTCGCTAGAGGAAAATAAATCAGACATTTCTTCAACTTCATAACCCGTAACTGATTCAAATAAGGTCTTGAACTGTCCCCATTTCTCACGGATCAACTGAAACTGATGCAACTCTTGGTCGAATCTAGCGAAATAACAAAGACGATAAGCATTCATCTTGATCTCTTTAGGATGATCGTCAATAAATCCGTCTTTGTTTATCCTTACTGTATAGTCTCCGTAATCTGAAGTTATGTCAGCTTCAATTAAGAAGTCGTCTTCACCGTAAACTCCGTTCTGAGAATATTCGACATGTCTGACGCATCGACCCAAATTCTCTCGAATTCTGTCTGCCTCCCATCCCTCTAATCGAGTGAAAATAAGTTGCAAGGCATTTAGCGCCGTTGACTTACCAACTCCATTCTCTCCAATGAAACAAATAAACTGTTTCACTTCATCATCATTTGTAAAATCCATTGAGTAATCACTATACGCTTTGTAGTTCTTGATCTTAAGGCTGCGTATTTTGATGTCAGGGACAGAAGCTAATGTGAAATTAGGGATTACGATACTTTGCTGCTCTTCCATATTTTCCGCCTATTACTTTCTTTGCTTTTTCAATGTCAAAGCGATGTTTGCGCTTTTCATACTCAACCTTTGGCGCATCCATCGGTTGTCCGTCTATATTAATTTCAGCCCCGGGAGGTACATAAACTAATGTATTACCTTTCATACTAACACTCCCCAAGCTTTTCTCTTAGGTCTTCTGTCAAAATATTTTTCAATAGAGAAGCGTGGAATTGAAAAACAAGTTTACCTTGTTGAGTCATGACGCCAAAACGTTTATGAGATCCGTGTTCGCTCAAAGCTACCATATAGTCATTGATGTCGTATTCTTGTAATTTATTAACGAATAACTGTAGATTTTCTCGAATAATCAGTTCCCCTAGAAAATCCACGACAAAATATGAGAAGAACTCGTTCTCAAATTCAACGTAATCCTTATAGTCCATCCCAATGTCAATCATGTTCACCGTAAAAGTCAAATCTCCGGTCTCATCCCATTCTCCTATCCTAACGGATTTTGGAGGATGTTGCATGATAAGACTCAAAACGTTTCGATACCTTGAGCCTTGAGAAGCTTTGTGCTCTATATATTTCTGCCTTTTCTCTTTCACTTTGCCAATTTCCATATAGCCTCCGTAACTGATTATTGTCTTGAATTCGAATCTATTATACAGTTACTAGGGCTAAAATCTCCATTTGAACTTGATGCCGAATACTACACGATCTTTTAACTTTTCCTTTAAGCTCTCTGATGGGTTGTCTTGTTTCCATTCCTGTTCATCCCAAACGATGTGAGGTCTAACGTGATCTATGACCCATGACAACGTTTTGATTTTTTTATTTTTCGAGGATTTTCTACTGCTCATATCGAATAATTCTTCAAAGGAGACATAATGTCCTATGTACATTGATTGGTATAAAACAGCAAAAATACAACAAGAAGCAGGGTTGAGGGAAGCAATTCCTACAGCTTTGTTATCAGCTTTACTTGCCGTGATGGGAGGATCAGCTATATGGTCTGCTGCTCAAAGATTCAATGTTGAGCCTTCTGCTATAGAGACCGCTCTGTCAAATCCTCAAGTCGTTGACGCTTTACAAGAAGAGTCAAAACCTCAAAAAGCTACCGTAAATTCCACATCTTTGACCCCCGCTTTAATTCAAGAGCTTAAAGAATTAGAAGGAACCAAGGAGTATCAGGAGGCCATAGGACATTTCAAAAACAATAAATTCTACCCTTACAAGGACACCAGAGGCTATTCTACAATCGGATATGGTCATCTTATTCTTACAGGAGAGAATTTTCAGAACGGTATATCAGAACGAGAAGCCAATATCTTACTCCAAACAGATGCCAGTTCCGCTATCAATGAAACCAATCAGTTACTAGCAAAGACTCCAGTTACTCCAGAAGCTGCTGAGATTATTGCAAATATGGTTTTTCAAATGGGAGCAAAAGGAGTAAGCGGATTCACAAATATGTGGAAGGCTTTACAGAACCAAGACTATCAAACTGCTGCTGACGAAATGCTAGATAGCGACTGGAATCAACAAACACCCAATAGAGCAAAAGCTTTATCTGACAGAATGGGAAGTCAATAAAAATCTAATTTATTTTCACGGACCACCTACTAATACTAATTATTTAGTGTTCCAAATTTAGAAATATAATACAGAGCGTTACTTGCTGATTGTAACATACTTCTTTGCAACGACTTACTACAATTACGCACAAACTAATTCGAGTAATTTTTACTAGGGTTTTTGACCGATTTGCGTCGATTTGCACCGAAATGACCGATTTGCTGAGTAAAAAATACTTTGAGTGATACCATCGTTTGAAAAAAAAGAGGAAACTTTTATGAAGTCTCTGTATAATGACCACGAACTGCAAAATTGTAGTTCCCCTTCCATGTAGGGTTTACATGAGAGTGAGAGAAATTAGGAGAATAGTAAAATGACTACTCAAAGCGCATCTGCTTCCGATTCTTGGGAAGCACGTATCGAACAGTTCACAAAGATAGTTGGACTGACTATAGAAGAGGTTGAAGCATCGTTCGCTGAAAAGCCCTTCGAACTTACAAAGGAAACCCCCTACGTACTGGAAATGCTTTCAGACGAAACCATAACACCTTTCGGAGATCTTCGGAATATGTTTTGCGAAAAAAGGGATGTTTCAATGCCTAAGCTTAGACTTGGACTCAAGTATCTAAGAGGCCCGAAGGAAAAGAGAGAGGAAGCTACCACAACTGTTGACCCTGATATGATGGATCTTCAGACTAAATATGGTATCAAAACTCGCCTCGAAGATCTTGGCCCCGAAGAGTTGATCCCAAGCTATAACCCCACCAAGCAAAACAGAATCACAAAAGAACTGAAGAAGATGTTCGGTGATACTCCTGTCATTGCTTTCAAACCCGACAGCAAAACTGTAGCCGTCGATGAAACCGTTAACTATATTGTAGATCTTAATGATGGACTTCCTAGCGAAGATGCAATTGAAGTTGATGGCGAACTTGTCAAGCTATATGCTATTGGTAAGATTCCACATGAAGTCGTAGAAGAAGATCCTATCTTTGCAGGACAGCCATTGAAACGTGGTCGTTCTGTAGTTAATAGAGTCGATTGGACTGAAATTCCTAAGTCGGAAAGGCAGTTCATAAGAGTGCTCGTTAGGGAAGGTCTAATCAACTGTAACGACAGAATGCAGGTCAGAACTATTGTAGCTGATCTTAGGAACGGGGGAGTGAAAGAACTCAAGGGCGTATTCCCTGAAGCGTACATGCGTTTCAGAGAACTTCAGAAGAATGACGATCTTCCAAAACTTCAAATGTCTTTGGAAGAAGCAACTACGACTCGGGTGAATAACCCTTTCGCAATTGGTCGTTCAACTAACCGTTCATACTAAACAACAACATCGCCCCTTGGGGGTCATGTTTCCCCAAGGGGTATTTTTAAGGAGATTTTTATGAAAAAAGAACAATTCAACACGCCGTGGGACTCTGAATATTGGATGGAGTCGAACGGATTCTTTTGCGGATTCAATATGCCTGAAGCGTTAAAGACAGAAGACGGAGAAATGCAAGGATTACCACCGTACAATTGGAGAGCATCCTATCTTGTAGATGAATACCCCGCTTGCCCTGACGATTGGTTGCGTAGCGAAGGTAGAATGACAAGTCACTTTGTACCTATTCAAAACGATCAAGGTATGTGGTTAGACTTTAACAAGAACAATGACAAGAAATACAACTTAGCCATTGTCGTTTCTATTCAAGGAGTTAATGCTATTACAGGTATGCCTTGCGAAGATGCACAATTAGAACAGTATATTGATACTTGTCCGAAACATAACAAACCATTTGGCGCTAATCGTTTTTGCGAAGAATGCGGATACAAATGGCCTAAACAGAATTACCTTTCTACAACGGGTACACCTACGGGTCAACTTTGGTTAGATGGATTTAGAGCAGCTAGTGGAGCAGTTCAACAGTACATCTTGACTGAGAAGACGATGAAAGGTGTTGCTTCTAATATATTAGGTAGTAAAAGAGTCTACGCCATTGGCATTAGTTTCTTTTTGTCGAAGACACCCAAACCTGTTACTAATCCTACTCGCAGTTTAAGAAGTAAATCTTATGGTGGTGGCTTTGGTAGTAAACTTTACTCATGTAATTCTATTCCTGTTCAACAAATCTCAGCAGGAGGTACTTATGACTCCGCTGGAAACTTGGATGGCGATCATCAAACTATTACAACATGCGACAATTCAACTAAAGGTACAATGTCGTATGCCAGTTATGATAAAGATGAAAGATCTTTGGCTGAGGTAATCACTTGTAAAGGCGCTGTTCCTGATTCTATGGATTGGGTGGAAACCGGTGCTGTAAGATGTGGTGAAATTGCCCCAGTAGCTTGCGCATCCGCAGGAGCAGCAGAGTGCGATGATGACGATAGTCTTTACCATGAAAGAATCTGCGATGAACCTGAAACGATTATGGAGAATCATTTGGGCGTAATTGCTGAATCAATGGTCGAACCAATTCGTGAGGCGAAGAGTTACACAAAGATCATGACGAAGAATATGGAAATTGGACAAGGCGCTAGCATCAAGCAGCAAGTGTATGATGACCCTGAGCCATTGGACTATTGGAGAGAAGAACCTGAAGCAATACTTTGTTTGAATTATTGTCTTGAGAAAGAAGCTCTTCAGATTATTGGACAAGGAAAGGTAAGTAAAGACGGACACGCTAAGGGATTTCTTAAAGATATACCCGTTGCAAACTAAAGGAGAATTAGATCTGTGTTTTTAACTTTAGCCCATCTCGCTTTTTGGGCCTTTGAAAGATTTGCTTTGTGGTTATCTGATAACGTCTTCCCCTTTTGCCACTCCGATAGCTTTCTTTTATGTTCATCAAAAAAGACTCTGCCTTTTCTCGATTCAGACATTTTCTTTTTTGTTTCTTTGGAGTGTTTTTTACCTTTATTGGCGATAGAAAGTTTTTCTTTTTGAGCTTCAGTCATTGGTGGCCTTTTTCGTCCAGTCAAGACTTGAGACATTTTTCTTTTATGTTCTTTTGTGTGTTTATAGCCCAATGAGTTTTTATGTCCTGCCATCCCAATTGATATTTTCCCCCTAGTTTCTTCAGACTGGCTATGCGATGGCTTACCCATTAAAGCCCGTGATATTTTTTTCTTAGTTTCTTCAGACATCACATTTCTGCTTGCCACTTCAATATTATATCCATAATTGCGATTTGTTGATTTATAATATCCTATATAAAAATCTTCTTTTTCCAATAACATATTTTCATGACAAAATGCAATAACATTAAATATAAATTTATCCTTCCCGTATTTATTATAAGAGTATTGAAGATGTGGATTTTTGTGTTTGTTTTGGCCTAATGTATAAAAATGACGATATTTTCTTGCAGATATGTTTTTTGTACTTCCAACATATACTTTTCCATTCACAATATTTCGTATTAAATATATACCGCCTTTCATATTTCTATCTCCATTTTTCCGTTTTTATTTTCTAATTTTTCCCAATACTTCTTAAGCAGAATTTTGAAATAGCCCGATATATTAATTGCATATTGATCTCTTAACGCATTAACAATCATATTTTCTTTTTCGCTCAAAACTATATTAATTTGATATCTTTTGTTTTTCATATAACTCCTTGTACCTATATTATTCTATAAAGATATAGGAAAGTCCTTGTTTTATATGGTAGAAAAATGTATAATATATTTGATCGACAAAAAACAACAACAAGGAGAAGAAATGAGTAAAAAAGACTATACCCACTTGATAATTATTCTTGACCGCTCGGGATCTATGAGTTCAATTCGAAATGATATGGAAGGTGGATTCAATGAATTCATTTTTCAACAGAAAGAAAACGATGGAGAAGCTACGCTATCTTTGATGCAGTTTGACGACAGATACGAAGTCGTTCATAGTAACATTGATATCGCTGACGTTCCTGAGCTTGACCTTGCCCCAAGAGGCGGAACAGCTTTGCTTGACGCCATGGGTAAAACATTGAATACAGAACGTGATCGTATTGAGAAAATGGACGGAGATGACAAACCTGATAAAGTCGTTTGCGTTACTATTACTGACGGTCAAGAGAACATGTCTAAAGAGTATGACCGCAAAAGAATCGGTGAAATGGTTAAGAGTTTAGAAGACCTTGACGAAGCTGATGAACCTGACTGGTCTTTTGTATTCCTTGGCGCTAATATGGATGCAATTGCAGAAGGTGGAAGTATGGGATATAGAGCCGGTGCTTCTTACACTTACGATGCATCAGGTGAAGGTACAAGATGTGCTTTCGTGTCGCTTTCGAAGAGTATGACAACTCATCGTGCAGCAGCAAAAGGGGCGGACTATACTTTTGAAGCCGAAGATCGAAAGAAACAAGAGGATATCTTGAGCAAAAAAGCAGAACACAAATTCGGTAAGGCAATTCCTTCCTACGTTACCGATTTGGCCGACGACAAGTAACCTTACATTAATACTAAACTCAGAAGCTCCATGGCAAATGCCATGGAGCTTTCTGTATAATGGACAAAGACATTTAATCTAAACAAGGAGATACATTATGCCCGTTACACCGATAGTCCTTCCCAATGGCGAAACAGCACTCGACAATCGTATTATTTATTTCAATGGTACGTTTACAGAAGAGAAAGCTAAAGAAACCATTAACAATATTTTTAAGTTAGAAGCTAAAAATCCTACAAAAGACATCATCATGTATATCGACTCCGGAGGAGGATATGTACATAGCTTCTTGGCTATCCATGACGTTATGAAATGTATTACAAGATGCAATATTATTACAGTAGGTATTGGTAAACAAATGAGTTGCGGACAGTTACTACTTATGTCAGGTTCAAAGGGTAAAAGGTTTCTAACCCCTAATTCAAGGGTTCTAATGCATCAGATTTCAAGTATGGCATGGGGTAAGCTTGCAGATATGGAAATTGATATGGCAGAAAGTAAACGCCTTCAGTCATTAATTGAAGGTTTAATCGTTAAGTATACTAAAATTACTAAAAAGAAACTTCCTGAGTTAATGGCAATCGATTCTTATATGTCAGCAGAACAAGCGTTAGAATATGGAATTGCAGATGTGATTATTAGAAAACCTACCGATCTTTATAAGAATCCTAAGGTTCATCTCTAAATTATGAAAATAGAAAACACTATAGGAGCTAATACCATAGGGGTTATTCCTACAATGCCCTTATCGGTTATTAGCACTCCTCAAGGGAACTTTCCGCCTAAGCGACTTAAACAAGCTATTCAGAATAGGTTAATGTTCAATAGTATGAGAACTATTAAACATTAACCGTTTAAAGTTTTATACAATTCAGGATTCTTTGCCTTCATAACCAATCTACATTTCTCGCTACCTACTGTGAAATCTCTACAAGCTTGAGGTCTATTCTCATAGATATCGCATAACCCCTCCTTCAAATGAGGACATGTTTTATCTATTTGGATAAAGTCATCTTCTACTATTTGGCTCTTTTCGCCTTCATAGTGTACAGATTTGGCTCCTGTTTTATTTAACCAATCAATTGTAAATAATTGATATTTACAACAAGCCCCTTTGCATTTTTCACATAAATTATTCATAGACAACTAGTGCATCCCATACGCCAACAGAAATTATAGTTAGTCCCTCATTAAATGGGACATCATATTCTAACGATACTGGAGCAGTTGCTTTACCTTCCATAGTTATTACACCTATGACTGTACCGGCACCAGAAGCGTTATCATACATAGAAATAGTAGTTCCAACATCATCTGTACTACTTAGGACGACTCTTTTTAATACGCCTGCTCCTCGCTTACAGATATAGGTATCAGCACTTGTTACACGTTTAGAGGTTGGATTAGTATGTAACTCACCCTGTCTTGCTATGTATAGACCAACTGTTTCAAAGTTAACATCTACTGCACCCGACGTATAGATATTTTCTATTGTAATCGGTAGTGTCATAAAGTAAGATAAATGAGCACCTTGCATCTTATGCAAGAGTTGACCGTTAACATAGAACAAAGCACCAAGAGGAATATACTCTATTGTCAATTTATAATAAGTATCAGCGGTAGGTGTCCATGTAAGTCCATAGTTGCCGTTAAAACTACCGCTTGCAACTGAATTAACCGTACCCGCATTAGCTCTTGAATTAACACTGAATGTGTCATCATCTAGCTCAAAATAGAATCCATCTACAGGAGTATTAACAGTAGCGGTTGTCGTATAAGGCCCCACTCTTCTGATATTATCAGTCGTTGCCGTAGTTTTAAAATTAATTCCGCCCTCAAATAACATAGCTGAACCCGCAACGAATCTAGCTTTCCTTACACTTGTATATTTAGCCCACCCTGTTGCCGTAGCACTTGTTTCTAGTTCAATCTCACCACCACCCTGAGTTACAGAACCATCCGCACTTCCATCAACTACTTCAGTCCAAAAGTTAGTATCTTTGGTTGTACCATCAAAGTTAGTACCGACAAGTCTATAAACAGGGCTGATTGCTTGTTCGTTTGTTGGGTTAATCCAAGCGTGTCTGTCAGTGTTTGTTCTACCTATAATTGTAGTTTCAGTTTTAAGTCTTCTGTCGTCTGACAATGAACTTGGCAAGGGTGTAGCTATTGGACAAAGAATCCCGGACACTCTAAAAAATGTAGTGGTTGAATCTGAAACATTAACAATCCTTAATCTCCAAAAAGCATTAGTAGCCTGAACCGTTTCACCTTGTCCTGTACCATCGGCATTGGCTAAAAAATCATAATGATAACTTATATCCCAATGATAATGCGTATATGTTAATCCTGTATCAGTTGTTGAAAATGCCACTGTTACTGTTAATTCCGTGTCAGAAACTATCGTTGCAATAATTCTATCCGTTTCTCCTTCAACAGAAATTGTATCACCAACTACAAACGATCTTTCAAATGTTGTAGAAGTTCCTAATAATGTTATTGTTCCTGCTGTTTCTAGAGTCCCTAATCCTGTATGCTCGCCAGCAGACTCTTCACTATAGATTGTACAATTTTGGTCTGTATTAAGGTTCCATTGAAGTCCAACAACTCCTAAAGTTGATACTGGTGTTCCTGCCCACGTCGCACCACTTGTTAGATTTACTTCACTACTATTACCAGCTGATGCTACTGCATTCTGGTCTGATGTAACTCTTAACCCACCTTGTTCAGATAATGCTCTTGGTAATGGATTAATTATAGGGGTCATACCAGCGGCAGTTCTTACTTCGGTTGTTATACTGTCTGAGGTATTGGTTACTCTTATTCTAAAATAAGGGGCTACACTAGTAAATGTTCTTGATTGTGCTACGCTGGCTAAACAAGTGAACGAATCAATTATATCCCAGTTAACTTCATCTATACCTTGATCTACATAAACAGTACAAGCTTGATCTGCGTAATGGTATACCTGTATCCCATTGACTCCAAGAGTTTCTTCTGATGCTCCCTCCCAAGTTGCCAAAGATGCGATATTCGCAGTAGAGGTGCTATTTGCTGATGTTTCTATGTCCTGTTTGATATTTACTGATTTGAAATAACTCATTTTTTCTCCTTAAATTATATGCCACGTACTTCCGTCACAAACCGTCTCTATGCAATCCTTGCTACTAATTACCTGAGTCAGTTCTCCATCAATTAGCTCAGAAGCATTTGGATCAACCGTTACTGTATTAACAGAACTATCCGCTTTTTTTATGTAAGTATGCAACCCATTATTCGAAGCAACGGGCGGTAAGGTTACTGAAAAAGCATTGGCCGCTGCGTTCACTACAACTAAGCTACTTGATTTTACTGCATATGTGTTTGACGCAGCGCCGACAGCAGACGCAACAGGAATTACAATTATCTTTTTTAAATCACTAATTGTGACCTTTCTTGACCCATCGGTATAGTCCAATTCCCCCTGATCCTGAGAAATAGAAACCAAGTCCGTTGACGCAATACTGGACGATTGAGATAATTCTGATAATTTTACATTTGCCATAATATCCTCTATTCAAAAAATATGTGTATTTTACCTTGTGTATTATACAGTGAAGTTCGTTTCGATTAGAACTAGAAAGGGTTTTATCACCATAATGTTATTCAGATTTATGTCAAAACAATCCTTTTTGAAGGGTATTATTTGTTTTCGGTTGAAATAGGTTACAATGAATAACTGGTACAAAATTTATAGAATGGCTGGTAAGGCCACCGCAAGAGACTATAGCTGGGTTAGCCTAACTCTCCCTAAAGAGATTGGAGCGAAGACAATTAAATTCGCAAAGAAGATACCCGAAAGAGAACTCTATATTAAACAAGAGGCAGAAGGTGAAGTAATCCACGGAGACGGATGGAAGTATGGAGTTGAAGATGATCCTCACATTACCGTCCTATGGGGAATACATACCAAAGATGTTCGTAAAGTAAAACGAATCCTTCAAGAACACAAAGGCGGTACAGTTAAACTCGGTCAAGTTGGCATGTTCGAAACAGATGAATATGATGTTCTTAAAGTTAATCTCATCAGTCACGCTTTACATAGACTGAATGGAGCATTACAAGAAGAACTGAAACATTCATCTACCCATCCCCAATATCATCCGCACGTAACACTAGCCTACCTAAAATGCGGAAACGGTGTAAAATATATCAAAGATAGACGGTTCCAAGAACTAAAATTCGACTTCAATGAGGTTATCTTTGAAGATTATAACGATAAGTCCACCAATATAAACCTACTATAAAATCCAATTATGATTACAAAAACAGCAACAACTAGTATTTTGGACGCCTTTGTAGAACAAACTTATGGCTCCTATGATAAAATAGCTGAAGTAGAAGCTCAGTCCGAAGATGTCCTCAATAAAGTCGCAGATCTACAAAAAGGATTTGAAAAAGAAGCTGTAGATATTATGAATCGTCCTCAGGATTTTGTTCACTATGTTGATATCCCGACTAAACTTGCAGAAGGAGAACTTAACGAACAAACAGTTTCTCATGAACAGTTAGCAGAATATGACCATAGCCTAGAAACTAACCGTCTACCATCCCTCAGATCTAAATACGATTATGTTGAACCAGAACCTGCAATTACTGAATCAACTGAATTCGAAATGAACACGAAATCATATGACGATATAGATCCAGAAGATGTGCCTAATTTGTCAGGGCTATTTGATGATGTTTTCAATATCTAAAATCTGTATAATACATATATATGAAAGCAAAATTATACTTCAAATATGGAACTATGGGCGCAGCTAAAACAGCTCAATTACTAATTACTAACTATAACTATCTTGAAAAAGGGATGTCTACAATCCTTATTACGTCTGCAATTGATGATAGAGACCGAATAGGACTTATTAAATCTCGTGTAGGTATCGAAATGTTAGCAGATATCGTTACTAAAAAAACCACCAATATATACACGAAAATATCAAACCTAATCAAAAGCCAAAAAATTGACGTTATATTAGTAGAAGAAGCTCAATTCTTAACACCTAAACAAGTTGATCAATTAACAGATATCGTTGATCAATTAAACATAACTGTATTCTGTTTTGGACTTAAACAAGATTTTCGGTTTATTATGTTTGCAGGATCTAAACGCTTATTAGAGGTTGCAGATAGTATTGTTGAAATTAAAACTATGTGTCATTGCGGAAGAAAAGCTACAGGAGCGTTAAGAATAAAAAACGGACGTATAACTAAGAAGGGTGATCAAATACAAACAGGAGGAAATGAATCCTATGTCGCCGTCTGTAGAAAATGTTGGAAATTGGGGAGATTGGAATGAGCGAAGAAACAGTGGTAGAATTGATTGGTTCATGAAACTGTACACATTAGATCGTATAATGGACTTTTAATGGAAACCCTTGACTGCAAAAAGGTTTCTAAGCAATTGTTAATGAATTAATCTATATGAAAATATACCATATAGCCCAAATGCCTAATTTAAAGTTAGATTTCGGAACAGAATATTTGCTAGAAAATGGAATGCTTTATGATGATGATGCTGAAGACGTTTTTAGTATTGGAGAGCTTGGAGAGTATCATGTCCCTCTTTTTAGAAGCGCAGATGATGCAAATGCTTTCTTAGAAAAACTCGAAACGCAAACAAATAGAACATTTGGAAGAGTCCCCACTAAAGATTATATGAAAGATCTTAGATATAAGGACACTCGTAAAGAAAAAGATCTTGCAAACGCAGAAATGAGAAAAGAAAGAGATGCAAGATGGCAAAGAGGTAAGTTTTAAAAGCCCTCTTCTTTTATTCGTAAACATAATCAGGAGAATCAGGACTCTCATCTATCATTTCTGTTTGCGCATGACCCACTTTAGCATATGTGGGGTCGTTGGGGAATACTTTTCCAATAAGGTCAGCATGGTACGCTCTATTGTAAACTGTATCTAATACTATAAATTTCGCTTTTTTTATCCATCCAGCCTTTTTGCCCATATCTGTCCATTCTTGTTTGGAGACCCTTAATCTACTATCTCCATTAGCTGTTTTTATAACTTTCATATCACCTCCGTTAAGTTTATATTTAATTCATCATAAAAAGGGAAAACCCCTACAATAAAGAAAAATTATATATGAAGTCATGGTATAAAATCGCTTATGTAGATTGGTATAAAATCGCACAACTTCAATATCAACAAGAGGATTTTGTTTTTTGGACGATATTGTAGTAGACAAAGCTCCTGTCCCTCAAGAAGTGACCAATGCACCTAAAACAATTACCATGCTAGACGAAATGTTAGAAGACGCAGAGGGACTAGAATTTGTAACATCATTATTAAGTCGTAATGGATACAATTGGGAAATAGTAAATCTTAATGGAGAAAAACTTATAACAGTTAACATTATGGGGGTATTATATGTGATTGACGATCCTAACTACCCAGAAACAAAAGATGCAAGCGAATGGGTTGAAGGTCTCTACGAACACGAACTATACACATACATCCCTGCTAAAGAAGATGAAAGCTTTTGGAATTCACCAGATAATCCCGGCATTGTATTCCACGCAACTACAAGAGAAAATCTAGAAACTATTCTTCAAGAAGGTCTACATCCTAAAAACGATTCCAGAGGTATATCTAATCGTAGCACAGGATCAGCCGTATTTACTAGCGATAATCCACACGATATAGATAGCTATGGAGATATTGTTCTTGAAATTGACATTAATCAAATGCAAGCTGATGGCTATACTCCCCCCGCTACAAAAGAAGAACCAATTGAAGAACAACTCATAAGAAGCACTTTAGCTCATCAATTAGGTATTGAAAATTATGAAGCTTATAATGATTACTCTACAGAAGGTATTAATGAATCAACAATTATATTCTTTGGTAACATCCCCCCTAAATACATTAAGGTTTATGAATAAATTATGAAAATCTATAGAATAGCAGCAGATACAAAATCAGATGAATTTAAAAACTGGTTTGGAAAATGGGATGAAGATGATGCGTATTCTTCTAAAAGTAAAAAACCATCCCCATCTATGACTATGAATGAAATCGGAGAGCCACAAGTTATGTATCATGGTACAACTAAGGACTTTAACGAATTTGAAGTGGGGCAAGAAGGATACAATAGTAACGCTTTTGGAAGTTGGAAAACAACCCGTAATGTAATTTGTTTCACTCCAGATCCAAATAACGCTAACGCTTTTACATCTAGCGGAGGCGAAACTGCTGGAGGAAATATCAAACCAGTATACCTAAACGTTCGTTCTCCACTTAATTTTCTTGAAGGCGTTGATAATTTTACGCTAGAAGAGTTTGAAAAAGCAGGCATAAACCCAAGATGGGTTAGCAAAATTTGTGGACGTTATCTATGTCAGAGCAACAAATGACCGTCTAATGGAAACCCTTGATTGTAAAAAGGTTTCTCAGTAGGTTTATTGAATTAATCTACATGAAAATCTACCATATAGCTCAAACAGTACCAACCGATATTCCTGAAGGCGAGGAATACATGATCGAAAATGGAATCCTCTATAACGCAGACGGAGATGATGTCTTTAGTATTGGAGAATTAGGTAGCTACAATGTTCCAATCTTTAGAAGTCCCGAAGAAGCTAATGCATTTCTAGAAGCCTTAGGACAAACCGCTGGTAAACCGTTCGGAAGAGTTCCTACTAAAGATTACCTCCACGATCTTAGATATAAAGATACCCGTAAAGAAAGAGAACAAGCTAACGATCAAATGAGAGATGAACGTAATCAAAGATGGATGAGAGGAAAGTTTTAAAATTCGTCTCTTATTCCTTCGTCTCTTCTATCATCGCCCCTATCCTCAGCCGCACGATCAGACGCATCATCTTGAATCTCGGGGACATTAACATCCATAGATACTTGTTCAGCGAATCCACCACTATTTTCTAGTATCGATTTGAATTGAAGCTCTTGTTGTGGGCTAAGGGAGACGATTGGATCATCTAATCTGACAGAATCAATCTCAAAGTCCTCAACAGAATCCGTTCCACTGTCAAACCCTTTGTCTCCCCAAAATTCATATGATCCAATGCCATCATTACCAATACCAGTAACCGTGATATCAACAACTAATTCGTATGTTTTGTCACCAAGTTCTAGCGTATAAAGAATCTCAGCAGGGTAATTGGTTGCACTCATCTTCATTTTAACCCATCCAGCCTTCTTGCCCATAGCCTTCCACTCTTTTTGCGACATTTCTATTTTGCTCTTTCCATTCGCCGTTTTTACAACATTCATATTCGCTCCTTAAGTTGGTTTACATTTAATTCAAGACTAAAGGTAAAACCTCCTACAATAAAGAAATATATTGAATGATTAACTGGTACAAACTCTCACAACAAAAAGACTTCGACTTCATGGATGACCTTGAGGTATCAGAACCATATACCCCACAAGAACTAGTTAATGCTCCCAAAAACATAGATATGCTTGATGAAATGATCGAAAACGTCCAAAGTCTAGGAACATTGATCTCAATCCTTGCTAGAAATGGATTTGATTACAATGAGATTGATTTGAATAGTGAAAAAATCATCACAATCAATATCGACGGAACTCTATACGTTATCGATGATCCAACCTACCCTGAAACCAAAAATGCTAATGAATGGGTAGATGAAATGTATGAACACGAATTGTACACTTATGTCCCGCCACCCGAAGATGAAGACTTTTGGACAGACAGTAATAATGTACAATCAGTATACCACTCTACTACTAAAGAAAGAATAAATGATATTATGCAAAATGGGTTGGAGCCTAGAAACGAGACTAGGGGCATAAGCAATCGAGGAACGCCCTCAGGGGTCTTTACAAGCTATGAGCCTGATGATACCCTTAGTTATGGCGATGTAATAATAGAAATCAATTTAAGACAAATGCAAGCCGATGGATACATGCCTAGCGCTTCAAAAGAAACCCCAGTAGAAGAAGTCCAAATAAGAAGCACATTGGCTTACAAAATTGGACTTCCCTACTATGAGCCTTCAACCGACTATAGTTCTGAAGGGATATTAGAGACAACAGTCATCTTCTATGACTCTATTCCTCCAAGATATCTGACTGTGTTGTAATCTCGTCAATATCACTAAACAAGGCTTTAAACTTCCCCATCTCCCTGTTTACATGCATATGACCAAACCACCAACGATCAAATGTAGCCGTATTCGCTATATGATCTAGATACTTAGCGGTTGTATCCTCTTTGTCAGGAGGAGCTTTTGAAAACCCCAACGTCTGAATAAGACATTTTGGCAGAGTATGAGTGATAATGTAATTAACTTTGTAATCTACACTCTCTAACTGTTCTAAACCGTAATTCATCTCAGCATTATTTGGTACTTCTGCTTCCCAATAAGTTAAGTCAAGCTCACGATGCCAACGATCCCAACTATATGCTCCACCAAAACAGAAGAAGGTTTTACCCCCGATAAGGTATAATTCTCCCCTTTTAAGGTGATATATACCCTCACGTACCACTCCTACCTTCCCTCCAAACATCTCAGCTTCAGGAAGTTGTCCAAGACGGTAATGATTCTCATGATTGCCATCTATAAAGAGAGTAGTCCACGGTTTCTTTGCAAGCCATTTGAGATTGTATTCTTCTTGGGCATCAGGTTCACCTTTCCAAATTAACCCGAAGTCACCAGCAACAATTACGTAGTCGTCTTTGGTTAAATCTTTGCCTTCGGAAAAATGTTTAGTGGCTAATCTGAATGGATCGCCATGGATATCTCCAGTTATGTATACCTTATTCATTTGATTATTATACTATATTTTTGTATAATATCAACATGAATTTTGAGCGAGAAATATTAATAAGACATTTAGAGCTTAACGGGAAAGCGAAAATCAATATTCCGCTAAGAGAGTCTGAGGCTGAGGTCAAAATCTTGAATTTTACCGAACTACACGATAAAGGGCTTATGAGCGACGATACATTCAATGAGATGATTGCAAATATAAAATCGATTACGCTTAACGCAGAAACCTATGTTCGTTTTGTTGAAGTCCTAAATGCAAATAGCCCTGTGCCTATCAAAACATTTAAAACTCAATAACCATTGCCTGCATTAACTGTTCGCTACATTGTTTCCAACTCAAACATGCAAACCCATGATCACCCCACGTATCACCCCAACTGTTCTGAATATAAACACCTTTGTTATCATAACCACAAAGTAATACTGCATGTCCGCCTCTCGTTCTAGCTTTTTTACCGAAGTTACGAATCATTCCTGTCTTTTTATCCACAAAGTTCCATTCATCTGTAATTTGGAAGCCTGATAAACAAACTCCGTGCTCATGTAATGCAAACTGTATAGAAAGTTTACGTTTTTCGGCTTTAGGAAGATCAGCGTTGTTAATGACACCGTAATCTAAATACTTAGGCGTTCCTTCAATTAAATGAAGATTCATGGCTCCCCTTGCCGCTGAAGAAAGAATTGTGCCGGGTCTATTGTTCTTATCAATCTGTTTCGCTGCATAGTAAATGTTATCTCCATCTACTTGTTCAGGATAATGTTTGGTTTTCCAATTATGATACTCAACATAGCCTGCCATCGTATATCCAGCACAGTTATGAGTCTTTACACCTTCAACAATATATGTTTCGTCAATATCAACAGAAAGGTTATAAACAGTTCTAGGATATACATATTTATTTGTTTGTTCAACTGCAACCCATATTTCTTGATCATTTTTGATATTGTTTTTAAAATCATCATAAGATTTTCCGTATAAAGAAACAATATAACAAGGTTTGCGATCTTTTTGTTCACGATAAGTTAAAGAACTTTTTAAACCATATCTTGTTAAAATTTGTCGCATCTGAAATGCTAAAGATTTAGATGTCGTAACTCCGCCTTGTTCTTTTTTATTTTTTCTAATCCATCCGTCTGCCTTAAACCAACCTTTGACTATATTAATTTGAAGAGAAGGATCTAAACTCATTAATCTTTTATTGATATTCTTACGATTATGCTTTTCTCCGCCAAGCTCTCGTAATAAATCTGCTAATCTAGAATCGCTAACACGAATAATAACTAGATTGTTTTCTTCTTTAACGTCAATATGAGCGACTTTATTAAACAATTTTTCAATGATCTTTGAAGTCTTTGCAACGATAGAATTAATGTCTCTTAAGTTGATAGCTATACTTACTTCATTAGAATCTTTTCTAATCCATCCATCTCCAATATACAGTCCCAATAGCCAAAGAAAGTCTTTATCTTTCTCAATATTGCAAATGGTTTTATCAAGGTATTCCTGATTATCCATTACTAAAACTAAATCACCCTTGTTTATATCTTTTGCTTTAACCCAAGTGGCCTTTTTAGCTCTAGAAAGACTTGTTCCGTATTTTCTCTTCTTTACCCAAAAAGGATGTTCAGGAGTAGCTTTTAGAGTCTTGTAAAGACCTTTTATTTTTAATTCAAATATATTCCCTTGCCATAGCCTTGACATTTTCTTTTTAACTTGTCTTACAATTCCTTCTCCTGATACAACGTATTCGCCTTGAGTTATATCTTTTATGTCTTTGTAATTCCCATCTTCCATTAACACCATAGTTCCTTGAGGGAAACAATGAGGCGTTTTATATTGATTGCTAGAATTCAAACACATATCTCTTGAATCTATTTTTCTAGGAGCAATGAACTTTGTAGGAACTTCCATTACCATTTTGATTCCTCTTGGCGTTACATCATTTAGTAGCCCGCCTGATTCGAAATCGGTTTTATTGTATTTTAACATATCAAACATATCATTCTCCTTGTACGCTGTTCGTTATCGAATTAAAATCCGTCGCATTAGTTGCTACAACCATTGGGAAAATTCCAGCAAAAGGATCGTCGTCAATCGTAGTCGTTACAACTGTTGGGAAAAACTTCGTGAAAGGATCATCATCCATTAATGGCGGTCTAGGATCAAAAAAAGTCGTACAACCAACAATGGCAGCTAATGATACCGCAAGCAATATAGAATAAATCTTCATGACTATATCATTCTCATTCTTAAACGAAATCCCCTTGCAAGGGTTTTTTAAAGCTTTGTAGAATAATATCACCATGAAATCGTGGTATAAAATCGCACAAGAAGAAATTGACCTTACAGATGAGAATAGTTGGGTTCAAGATAATTATAGATGGCATTGTGGAGATTACACGATAGATAACGATACGCCTACAGAACAATTTGAACTATACTTTAAAGACCAATATGTTGATATCGAAAACACTTTTCAAGAAGCGATGGAGCTAGCAGATGACCATAGAAACGGTTATGTTGAAACTCAAGAGAAAAAAGAATTAACACCTTATGAAATTATAGAGGCTAAATTCGGCTATACCGATGACCCAAAATCAGCAGGATATATAATGGCAGATGGTAGAATGGTTAATCTTAATCGTCCTCATATTGACCATAGAGCGGTAACTGTTGATGGTTCCACTAAAGCCATGCAAGAATTTATAGCAGATGGGAATATCCGATTAAGTTTTCAAGATGGATATGCTTTTTTTGACATAAAAGCAAAACCTACATTTTCTCAAAAGAATGTTATGACTAAGATATTAGAAGAAGCGAGTGGTGGCGGTGAAGTTAGTATGGATAATGGACTGCAAGAATATGATGACAGAAGAGATTCATATTACGCAAGTGACGATGCCATACGAAAATCTTTTGATTCGTATCCCCTTCCTATGTCTGTAATAGGAGAGATAAATGCTTTTTATGGGGAAGGACAAGCTTCTCAATTTTCTAGATTTCTAAGTAATAAGAACTGGTATAAGTTAGCCACCAATTCTTAATCTTAGTGGTGGAGAAATCTTTTCAGACGCTTCTTTTGAAACTTCAGTACAAAAGTCACTTTCTAATCCAGCCGTATTGTAACAGGTTCCATTGAAATAATATAGGACACCCTCTTCTAATTCATCTTCTACCTGAACAGTTTTTGTTTCACCGGGTTCTCCCCCTGTAAATTCAACGACATGAGTATAGTTGCTTGATGAAAGTCCGTAGTAAACCTTTGCTCCAGCTAAGTCGGTCAAAGCTGTTCCATCCATGTTAGTTGAAGGTAATGTCCATGTTAATTGGACTTGAGGCTCACAAAATGCTGTAGTTGATATAAGTATTGACAAAAATAAGAATGTCATTAGCTTGTTCATTACACTAATTTTGCTACCGCTCTTTCATATATCCCTTCACCAGAAGAAACGTGTTGACGATAAAATACTTCCAAGCCTTTTACAATACTGTCTTTGTCATAACCAACCTGTAAAGCTTTGAAAATAAAGTCTTCTAACATTGTAGCAGCTTTGTCTTCGGTAAAACTTTTAGACTGCCCTCTCCATATAGTTTCTAAAGATGGTCTTTCATATCCTTCAAGACCTTTGCCTTCTGTATGCTCTTCTAGATCTCCACCTAGAACGTTAGAAGCATCCTCTTCAAAATCATTCATCCATCCAGCAGTCTTACCCATCGATTCCCAATCAGATCTGGAAATTTTTACAGTAGCTTGTTTTGCAGATACCACCTTCCCATCTTCGCCAATCTTTTTACCATAGGCCATTGCTATAATTTTCATATTCCCCTTTAACTAGAACTAGAACTAGAATCAACAGAACTTGAACTAGAAGACTCGCCCCAAGAACTTGATGAACTTGATGAACTGTCAACACTACTACTAGATGAACTTGATTCTTCATCAATAGTTCCAACAACTTGTTCACCAGATCCCACATTCTTCATAGTAACCCATCCGCTAGTCGGTATCGTTGTACCCTCACGCTTGGCAACAGGAACCCATTGATCAATTCCACCGTCAATCTTTTTATTCTCTAATAACCAATATGAAGGTGTTGTACTATATCCATAATAAGAAGGACGATAAATAATAACATGGTCTACATCCTTTTGGAATGCAGCATATCCATCAACATCTTTCCAATAACTATAAGTTCCGTTTATACTATCTTTTTCAAATCCAGAAACTACTACTATATTAGCCATTATCCCCTCCTAAAGTCTATTCCGAAACCTCTTTACGACCATCATCAATGAAACCATCCTCATCTTCACCTACAATGTTAGCCAATAATTGTAGCAATTCTCCAACATGTACCAACTCTTCATTAGCGATGTCTTGTAAAATGCGCTTGGCTTGCTCATTGTCTGTGCCATCTACAATCCTTTCATATTGTTTGATAGCACCTTCTTCAGATATAATCGCATCCCGAATCGCTCTAGTTAATTCACGCTCATCAAGATCCACGTTCTCTACATTCTCAAAATTCTGCGCTGTTTTATACCAATTTTTCATACAATCTTTTTCTTCAAAAAGGCTTTAACATCCTTCTTATAGAAATATATCTAATGAAATCATGGTACAAACTCGCACAAGCTAAACCTAGACAATATCAATTCGATAACCAAGATAATGTCTATTACAAAATGCTTGATAATGAAGAACCGTTCGAAGAAGATACCGAAATAAGAGTATATCACGCCTTTAGAGACCTAAATGATGCCATTATGACCGCAAAACATGGTATAAGCGGCAAAGATAGAACCAGTCGAGTCTATTCATATGAATCAAATAATAACCCCACAGGTTTATTCGTTACAGCTAATTTTGACACAGCTAAAGAATTTACCTCTTATGGTTGTATTATGGAATTCACTTGTAAATTCTCAGAAATGGAAATCCCCGTATGGCCCGGAGGAGGATACACAGTCCAAGGCGAAATGAGTAAATATTGGGACTCAGATGATATAGAAGGACAAAGACAACAAGCCATCCTAAAAGAACGAGAAAGAGCTAAAAACTCCGAATATGATGCCATCTCTAACTCATCAAGACCCGAACTCGCAGAAATGCTTACTTCCCCTAGCGAATATCAAGCCCTCTTTATCGGACACCTTAACCCAAATAGAATTAAATCCTTTTGGATACAAGAAAGACAATCAAAACAACCGCTTACTACTGACCCTTGGAAACAAATGTCAACAGAAGAATTTATAGAAACAAACCAATACTCTATGCAAAAAGATCTTAGCGGTAGAGAACGTATGTCTGACCGTCATATGAATATAGAAGGTAAACTGTTCGCACCCGAAGACCCATTTGATGCAACAACATTTATCCAAAATATGTCAGAAAAACACGGATATTCTCCTGACAAACTTATGGAGATCATTAAAGAATGGGATGCAACAGAAGCCGAAAGAATCATGCACGATTATGTTTGGCCGAATCAATTACAAGGTATGCAAGAATGGATTCAACAATTGTATTAATGATTCATAACATTGATTTATACATATTCTTAACATTCTTAAGATCATTTTTCTTAGGTATATGCGGCATTGATACCCGACGTCCACCATCACAATTTTCATTCAAAGCTTCTACAGGAATATCTTCTGCACAACCCGGATGCCAAAACTTTATGTCAGGTGGATTGGGATTCGAGATGAAAGATGTAGCACCAATCGCATCATAAAAAGGAATTTGACGCTCTCGATGCTTTTTGATCTTCTCTCCCATTGTATCAATACGAAAGATCTTTACCATTTTCATGTGCTTAATTCATCCTCATATACATATTTGACATTATTCAATCTATGTAATTTGCCCGGAGTTGCCCCACCCTCAAATGTAAATACAGCATACGGATTTATGAATTCCTCTTTGTCAGGAGTCTTATAACCATATACACCAACCCATTGCGAAATCGATGTACCACTATGTAAATCTATCGAAACCATCTTAATATTAGGATTCCTTTTGTGTTTTATTACTCTGATCGCACAAATAGCACTAGATGTATCAGGTACAGAAAAACTCATCCCCATATCTCGTCTCGGAAACTCTATAAATTCACTCATCTCTTTGTAACTCCATTTTTTCCTCAGAAAATAACTCCGCCGTATTAATAAGTATCTGCTTCAATTGAGGATCTATATCGAACCGCTTAGCATTTATCTCAATACTCTTGAAAATACATCCATCATTATGTCGTAATGTCGCCGCCTTCCAATCACATAACATCTCCAATAAATCAACCAATGTCATGTTCTCAATCCCACCATCATGATGCTCAGGATGATGTGCATTCTCTTCATAATGATGCGATAATGCTACACCCATCTCCTTTAAATAACCCTTGTACTCATCACTACCATATGTACATCCAGCTAATCTAGGAGTAAATTCAGTAAATATCTCTACCTCAGGCGTACCCAATTTGCTAGCATCATGTACCATCGCACGATCTAACAACCCCTTTGACATCTCCATCAATAACGTAGAAACATTCTTGATATGAGTTAACGTTTCAAAATTTGTGACCTTCTCTTCAACTTTTAGATTCTTTTTCATACACTCATTATACAACAAAGTGACAAAAATCAGCGGAACACTGTTACCAATTAACTATTCCTAATTACACCTCCGCCGATTTTTTTCACAACCCGATATAGAGGAACTACATATTCCTAATGAGAATTACTACTTATGACCACAAACTGGTATAAATTAGCCCAAATATCCCAAAATATAGAAGAAATGTTCCATGTGACTCTTACTAAACATATCCCCTCTATACAAGAACAAGGGATAACACCTCAAGGAGGCCCCTCTAATTGGGTGAAAGGAACAGGAGAAAGATATGGTATAGGAGATGTTCATGCCATGCAATCACTGAAAGATGCCGTAAAATGGGGTTCTCAATGGGACTGGGAACTCTCCACATCATTCGGTTCAGGTCAAATCTCTATCGTTAAATTTATTAATGATACAGAACCTTGGGATATAGATGAAGCCGATCCCGTTAATCAAACAGGGATGGATCATGAATGGAAAAAAACGTAGAAATGCTATACCACCAGGAAATATCCTAGAAATTATTCCTCTGACACATGAACTTGTGGCTCAAACCCTTCGTTCTTAAGGGTTAAGCTCAGACCCTTCGTTCTTAAGGGTTAAGCTCAAACCCTTCGTTCTTAAGGGGCTTTTCAAACCCTTTGTTCTTAAGGGGCTTAGGTTTGACTTCTAATGTCCTCATAGATATCTCTTTGAACTTAGGACAATCATAATTATTCGGATGATGCTCCTTATCTAAATCAGGAACACAATTAGGACACTCACCCAAAAACTTATGTAAACACATCTTCATTTAGATTAATTCAAGAAATCGTTGCTTTAATAAATCATGATTCTCTATGTTAGTATAACCCTGATCCTCACAATATTGCATTATCTCATTAATGTCCTTAGTACCTAGCCTCTCTACAAAATCTCGTAATACCATCTCAGACGCATTTAATAACTCTTGCGACCTCTTCTCCTTATACCATCTCAGACGCATTTAATAACTCTTGCGACCTCTTCTCCTTGTATTGACTAAACTCTGCGTCTTCACGTTGTTCCTCTTCCTGAAGCTTGGTCTGCATAACCTCACGTAACTCTTCTATAACTACATCGAAAATCGCACCCATTCGTCCCTCAGGCTTGAACTGCTCCACAATTTGCATCGCCTCATAAATCTTATCAGACTCTTGAACTTCCAAATCCTCTGCTATATGAAATATCCCATGAAACTTATTTCTTGACTTACACACATAATTCCTATTTGAAATACAAAAAGGAGTTTTTAATATCACTAGTTAAATAATAACACATACAATGTATAATAGCAATTAGGAGGTAATTATGAAAGTTCAAGTCACAAAAGATACATGGAGTTACAAAATATGGATGGCAAACGTTAAAATCTCATATGTAATACCAAAATGGAATAAACCATCGTCATTGGACAAAAAAATATGGATTAATGATAAATGGAGTCCCTTTAAAAAGAAAATGATATTTACACCAAAATTTGTCAAAAAGAATATGCCCGAAATCAATGCCCTCAATATGAAAAATGGCGAACTAAAAGTGATGGATCTCACCCTAAAAGAATATAACTCGTTCTAAACTAAACACTTACAAAAGAAAGCCCTCCTATTAAGAATATAATAGGAGGGCTTTTTCATCTAGCCTTTGTGTAACAATACGTCAGACATAATAGTCTCCTTTGGGATTTTCGATTGCGAACAATCTCAATCTCCTATAATTAATTTTGTTAGTTATCTCAAATGGTTCTCCACAAATCTGTGGGTAATAATAAGTTTCAAAATCAACAGAGTTATATCTGTTAACACCACCATTATACAAAAGTATAAAAATTCTGTGTGATTTTTTTGAATAGGAATCCTTAAAAATATCCCTTGATTCCATATTATTTTGTCATATACTGCATATGGACAATGAAACTCTACAATTCGGCCATTTTAAAGGACATACTGTATTAGAAATCGATGAGATTAACCATGATTATGTATGCTACCTCGCTACTTTGAAAAGCTATGGAAAAAAACATGTCAAACCCATCGTTCAAAAAGCTATAGAACTTACCTCTCCCGAAGAACGTAGGGCCTTACGCCGTAAACAGAAATATCATAATGACAAATGTAAAGATGTTGGATGGATTATTGAGTTTCTTGGTCAGGAAATGATCGACAATCCTTCAAACTTCTGTCAAAGATTCGCCCGTTCTGTTAGAATACAACTCTGCCAAGAACATCGTATAGATAAAATAACATTTAAACAATTAAAAGTGTTATGCGATATGTGGTGTAGAAAACACGGAGAACCTGATTCACAGAATTATCAAGAAGCCAAAGCTAACTTTAAATCTCGCTTCAAAGGTAAATGGACTAGAAAATCATGTTCAATAGATTCTATATAAATTTTTCTCAAATGTGAGAACCGCATTTTGAAAAAGGGGGAAAATTCTGTGTGATTTTTTGAAAAAGCAAAAATTCTGTGTGATTTTTTTAAAACGGTTTTACGTTTCTCTTTTGAAGGTTTGGCACACTAGTCATAAGGCATCCCCGGCGGCACTAGGGGAGGTACGAGATTTCGGAACTTAATAGACCTATGCCTAAACCGATTTTCACTTAATTATAGCATACCCTCACCTATATGTCAAGAGAAAAAGATAAGAAAAACATTTCTTTTATGCTTGACATACATATCATTCGGTGCTATACTTCCCTATGCCCTGAGCCTATGCCTGTCAATCCTCACGTCAGAATTGCATGCTTGACATTCCGTTGGGTCTATGCTATGCTTCCCCAAGTTCAGTCAAAAATAGTCCTTGACAAACTGAAAAGCGCCCCGTAATTGGGAACGCTTTTCTTTAAGATTGTTCTTGACTTTAGCTTTTGGTTGTGGCATCCTTCCCCGTTTCCTCATCCTTGTCGGGGTTCAAGATGTAATCTACTGCTTTCTGCGCTCGCCCTGCCGCCATGACAAGCATTTTCGTATCGTCTTTCAGCTTGCCTAGCCATGACTTGAGATAGGCTAGGCTGTTATCCTCAGTCGAGTCAACGCCGATTTCATTGCAGAGATATACGGCTCCCATTTCAGCTACCAACTCTTCAGTCGAGTAGTCATGGGAACCGAACATGTTTCCATCCATGACTTCTTTGCGGCTCAAGCGGGAAGTATGACCTGTAGCATGAACCAACTCATGAAAGGCGGTTGAGTAGTATTCTGCATCTGTCTTGAACAGTTCATGCTTGGGAAGGTTGACCATATCGGTAGAGGGGCGATAGAACGCTCTTGCCTCATTATGGGTCATGTCGGGGCGGTTAGGCATGTCTGCAATGATCCTATCGCCGTCTGCAATGGGATTGAACGTCCTTTCGGGTAACTCAGGTATGCGATGGTCAAGTCCATTGCATTGAGAGACATTGAAGACGTTGTAATACTTGAGATAGGGGAAGCGGTTTTTCTTCTGTCCTTTGGGGATGGGATTCCCTGCTTTATCCTTATCCAACTCAACCCATTTCCAAAAGACTATGGGACAAGATTTCTCTCCCTTGTTGATTGCCTTGACTATGTTTCCATCCTTGTCAAGTCCTGCTTTACGACCATTGATCTTTCCCCATTTTACGAAGTCAATATGGAGTTCGGTTGCTTGGTTAGCGGTTACGAAGAAAGGTTGAGGATAGCCAAGAGCGGAGAGAAGAAAGATATTCATCCCTCTATAGGCTTTCTTACTCTTGAGGTTCATGGGGATGCCCGATTGATACCAAGGGCGATTCCAAGGAGCAATGCCTTTTTCGCCGTTTCCAATCGCTGTAATTGCGAGCTGAATCTTGTCGATGATCCGCTCCGTTACCATGTCATATATCTTTTGACTCGCCATGACTGTATCTCCTTATTGACCTTTTGACTAAATGTAAGTCGTTTCCTATTGTCAATACTTAAGAGAGTATCATACTGAGCGAAAATTACAAGCTTAATCGCACAGATAAATAAAATAGTTTCTACTTGACAATGGGTAGGGATTTATGCTATGCTTCCCGATGTTTGTCATTCTGGCGTGAGGTAGGGATTTGGGTTGAGTCGGTTCTCACGTCAGAATGTTTTTTCTTGACAAAAGAAATTCTATCCTGTTGGATTTCTTTCTTGACAAAACGAAAACCCCGTCTGTAGTAGATCGGGGTTTCGTTTGGGTTTGGGTTAGGCGGCGAGTCGAACGGTTTTCTTCATGGTCTTTGCCTTGTAGTCTGCAACCCGTTCTCCGTCATATTCAGCGGCGAGGGTTTGACGCTTCTGAAAGGCTTCAACGGCTTCAATGGCTTTGAGGTATGTATCATCAAGGCCAAGAGATTCAATCAATTGCTCAACCTCAGAACGGCATGTCAGGACGTACCCAAAGGAGCGGAGTCGATTGCGCTTGTCTTTGTTTACGATGGTAACGATACCGTCAAGAGCGGCGAGGATTTGATCTGTCGGGATATACTCTATGCGGAGTTCAAAAGCCATGTCCCGATTTGTTGAGCGGCAACCGATTGATCCGATTTCAAGCGTAGCAAAATGCAGCATGTTACGGAGGTCAAAATCTGTTGCGGCGTAGTACTCCCTAACTACATGCTCATGACGCTTGTCGAGTTCAAGAAAGCCAATCTGCTTTGCTTGTAGGCGGGAGGTAAACTCGCATTGGAGGGAGGGGACGCTCATCATATTGAACGTTGGCATAAGATGGGTTTTGTCTGCGATGCCTGCGATACCTACGATGCAATTACGATCAGCGACAACGTAATCATGTACGGGTATGAGTTGGGGATAGTCGGTTGACAAGTCGAGGAACAAATCCGTCAAGATGGTTTTGCTTGCATCAGGGTTGAGTACCGTTCCGCTTGCTGTATTGAAAAGGGCGATTGAACTATTGACTGCTACGTTAATCATGGTTTGTCCTCCATTTGATTTCCCATTGTCTATACCTAAGACTGTAGCATACTGATTGAAAATTGCAAGCACTAAAATGGGGGTTGAGTCAAATAGTTTGGAGGTCAGGTACTATCTCACGTCAGAATTGCATGCTTGACATTTGGGAGTTAGTATGCTATGCTTCCCGTTGGCTTGAGGGAATCTCACGTCAGAAAGTTTATACTTGACAAAAAGAAAAGCCGCTCCGTAATGGAGCGGCCTTTCTTTGAGCGGTTTCTATCCCGCTATGATGTTGATTTCAATTCCCCGCATACGGATTGCCCGAACGTTTGCGAGGGCGAAGTCCTTGACCATGACTTTCTTTTCAAGTCCTTCTTGCGTCGAGGAACCGTAGGGCTTGCGCTCTTTCTTGTACTCTGCGAACGTTGCCGCTTGTTCATCGGTCAGCGGTTCTCCGTCAGCTTGGCAATTGCCGCCAAAGGCTTGATTCTTGATACGCAGGTGCAAGTAGGGCAGCGCCGACTTGCGATTGATACGGAAAATCCGCTTTGCGTCAAGGTCGCCCCAAGGATGAGCTTTTGGGGTACGGGGTTCAAAGACTTCGCCCGTCAATGCGCTTTGACGTTTCAGCATACGGTTAACCGCTTCGATATACTTCCCTGCAAGGTTGCCGTTCATCGTTGCCTTTTGGAAGCAACCCTTTCCGAATAGCGTATTGGAACAAGCCCGCCCGCCCTTGTTCATCTTGGAATCAAGCGGCATTTCGAGATCAACCGTTACGAACTCGGAACCCTTGACGTTATTGCGAAGCAGTTCAACCGCTTGCCCGATTGTAAGATGTAACTTGTTCATGCCCTGTCTCCCTTTGGTTTGTTTTGTTGCTTTCCTCATCGTCTGCAACCACTATACTCTATGGGTCAAAAAATTACAAGGATAATCGAAAGAAAAGAAAAAATAGTTTGGGTTGATTATGCTTGACAATGCGGGTTGGATATGATACCATCCTTTTTGTTTAGGAATCACATGGGTCTGTTTGGGAAAGTCAAGAAGATGATTCTGGCGTGAGGTAGTTGGAAAAGGCGAGACCCTACCCGCTCGAAAACGGATAGGGTCTCTATGGGAGGGAGGACAGTCCCTAGAAATTATGGTCAAAGTTGCTTGCGATCATGCGGAGGGCGTTACAGGGATTCGCAAACCCCAACGTTTCAAAGTTTTCAACTGCGAGCGTTGCGCCTGTCAGGATCTTACGATTGAGGGATGCTTCATCGTCCTTGATGTAAGGCTTGAACAGCTTGACTATGCCTTCTGTGCTGTAGTCCTTTTCAACGGCTTCCTTGGCCTCTCTAAGCCCTGCTCCTGATGCGCCTCGAAACAGTGTGATGAGGCCGATTTTCTGTCCTGCCTCTAACATATTGAGTAGCGTTTCTTCTCTTATGGTTTCCATCTTTTGTCCTTCCCTATTGTTGATGAGAGCATCGTATCATGGATGAGTGAAATAGTCAAGTCTTTTTTTCGATGAAATCCTTGATGGGGGAACGGTTTTCTTAAACCCCATCGGCTTCGCATCCTGCCTTATGCTTGAGGAAAGCGGCATGCTCCTCGTCATATCGGGGACGGTTATACTCTAAGAATTTATCGCATGTAACAGTACGAGAATGGGAGCGATTTAAAGTAGCGCATATGATTTCTCCGCCTTCCCTAAGATCTTTGCGAACGACATATATAATCATAATCTCTCCTTGCGATTAGCATCTTCCCTTATTGTTGAGATAAGGATAACACAGTTCTCAAAGAATGTCAAGGTCTTTCTGCTATTTCGATCATACCTTTGTCAAGCATTTCTTTAAGCTTGGCTACTAATTCATCGTCAATGCCAAACTCGCTGTAACGTTTGTAGTAAGCATTTCTATATTCTTGCGTCAACGGTGTTCCTGCACGATCTGCCATTATTTGTAAATGTACTAAAGTCTTGTCAAAGCTATAGTCTAACAGTTCATTAGTCTCTTTGTCAAGTATAAAACGACCGCTTGTCGCTTCCCCGAAGAAGATTTTACCATCAGGTTTGATCCTATGACCCTTGCGACCTTTCATAACTATCTCTTCTAGAATGAGATAGGACATATCATAAAGGTCATTGACTTCGACTGTTTTCCCTTTGTCCCATACCCACAAGGAGTCGCCATAGCCTTCGGGGTCAACATGCCAATGCCAACAACGATAATTCCTTGCGAAGAGCTTTTGGAACTTGAACCCCATAGGCTTTAGGTCGGTGCGTTTGCCTATGAAATGAATATACTTAGACATTTAGAAGCCGCCTGTTAACTCGATCAGGAAATAGCCACGTTGCTTTCGGTATGGGGCCGCTATGAATATAACGCCCTCTTTGACGAGTCCTGCGCAAATCTCTGCGAGGTCATTAGCGGTACAGACGATTGTGTTTTTCTGTTGTTCCATTGTCTTCTCCCTTTGCGATTAGCATCTCTCTCTTTATTGTTGAGAGTAGGATAACACAGACTCATCAATTTGTCAAGGCTTAAAATTGAGAACGCTAGGTAGGATTCGCACCTACATCCCGCAAATTCAACTCTGCGGTCTTAGGAAATTAGACGACTAACGTAAATTGTTATTGTTTAAGTACTATACCACAATCGGTTGGGAATGTCAATAGATATATCCATGTATCTTTTTATAGTCTAAGTCAAGGAAATCTAAACAGTCAAGGAAATCTTGTAAACATTCAGATGAATATCCTCCGCCTACAAAAATATTACAATCGTTTAATTCAGATGCCATATTTCTAAGTTCAGTAGGCACCCAAGTATACTCATGACCAAGAGCAGGGATTACCCATTTATGCTCATCTTCATTGAACATTCCCTTTTCATATCCCCATCCCCAACAGATTCGATCATAATCAGGAACCTGCATTTCTAATGGGTTAGCTAATCCTTCTTCATCTACTTCTGACTGCAAAAAGAATACACGATCATACTTCTTTGCTGACAATGCTTTGATGATTCGATGGATGTAAAGTTTGTCAGGGAAGAACTGTCTAAACATTTCTTCGACATGGACAAGGAAAAGGACATTTTGTTTCATTGATGCTCTCCTGATTGTTAAGATCAGGATATCACAGTTTCATCAATTTGTCAAATAGTAATTTCTACTATTTTATGGGGAGAGGTAACGGTTTCCTTAACCCTCTCCCCTAACTTCGGGGGTTCCGTTAAGTATCATATATGACTCATAAACCAAGCTAAGGTCTAATATATGATACTTTATAGCCTATCCAGAGATCAACTCACCATCTTCGTAGAGTTCTGCATAGACTGTCTTGCCGTCTTCAAGATAGACGACAGCAAACTTTTGATTGCTTGACTTGGAGTAAAGGGCAGCGGTATACTGAACCATTCCCAAGTCATCAAATTCGCCGGGAAGTTCAAATGCTTCCGTCCCCTTGTATGTAATGAGCTTGTATGTCTTCTTTGGCTCACGACGACGATAACCGAAGTCATGGATAATCAAACCGTTGATTGTCTGATGATGACGATGGTAGCCGTTTCGATGGACGATCAGCGTTGTAACCTTGATGACAGGCTCAATATTGATGGTCTGAGCGATACGATAACCCTTGAGGCACTTTCGTTCGGCAAGCGAGTCTGCGCTTTCGATTGTCCATTTGCTACCCCATGGAGTACCATTGATGCCCCATTCGACATACGTTCCCTCATTCGATTCGATGATGAGATAATACTTCGATGCCCTTGTCAACCTATATCCTATAACCATTGTCTCTCTCCTTTATTGTTACAAGCATGGTATCACAGAATCATTCAGAAGTCAAGTTCTTTCTGATATATCTTTTATTCTTGAGAGGATAGTCAAAGGTCTTGCTATAGATAAGGTCTTCGCTGTAAAGGTCTTGAGGGGTACAGGTTTTGCCTTCCTCTACTTGTCCTGCTGCAATGGCGATACGTAAGGCTAACTCTCTGCCAACGTAATGACCGCCTTCAGTTACGAATCCTTGGAAGTAACCTGAGGGGAAAGGTTTTGAGCAATTGCCGTTGTCAAGCATTTCCCATCCAATTTCGGCATGGGATCGCCCTTCATAGATTACATCCTCATGAATGATTGCAGCGCATTTGATTCTCATCATGGGTTAGCTGTCCCTTCTATGGTCAAACCTTATGAGGATGAGTTTGTCTGCTTTGCGAGACTTCCGATCATAAAGCTTCTTACCCTTGGGATGCGAATGGAAACGAGTAGGCGGGGTAGGGGTCTTGCGAATGGACTTCAAAGCGTCCAACTGAGCATTGCCTGTCGAGGTCTTCTTTTTCTTCTTAGCCATTGTCCTTCTCCCATTGTTTATAACGCATAGAGTATCACAAACATTAGGAAAAGTCAAGGTTTATTATCTAAGAATCCAGAATCTCCTTTGGAACCATGATCTCCTTACGAGGTTCTGTCCCTTCTGCGGGTTCAAAATGACACATCAGTTCCTTGACTGTCAAACCTCCGTCAACTACAACATGAGCAAACGTTGTATGATAGGTTGACTGATTGTTGAAAGGTTCAAGCCACTTGACTGTAGCCAATTTACCTTTGACTCCTAGCGGCGTGTTCCTGAGGGAGTAGGTTTCCTTTTGGACAATAACCCTATCCCCGTTCTCAAACTCATGGCCGATACTTCCATCCTTATGAACATGGTTTATCATTACCCTACCCATTCGTAGATCGTTACCCCTACGCCCTTATTGCAGAGTTCCTCAATGATGATGCCTTCAATGACTGTCCAATCGCCGCCTGCCAAGTCTGAACCGAACTTAGGAGCATGAACGCTGACATGGTTCTGCAAACAATACTTGCGTACCTTACGGAGAGCCTTGCGAATTGCCTTGTAACGAATCGGGGGATTTTTGGGGTCTTCGTTATCCGTCCCCCATTGTCCGATCATATTGCAAACGGCGAGGTTTTCAGCAACAGGGACGATTTGGATAGCGCCCATAGGAAGAACGCCCTTGACTCGATTGAACCACTTCCGATATTCATTCTCAGGGGCTTTCCATTGCTTTGAGACTGCAAGAACGAATCCACCGCCCCAAACAGCGATATTATTGCAACAATGGATGATGAGTCGATTGTCTGTACCCATCGGGGCCGTTGCATCGCCTGTTACATATGAGAGTCTCATGGGTGTCGGTTTGCGGTTGAACATAGTCATTCCTTTATTGTTGAGAGTAGTCTATCACATTCGATCAGGAATGTCAATAGTATTTTTTACTATTTCTCGATAAGGTACAAGGATGGTTCCATCTCTGTCCTGTAGTTTAGCGACCAAGCCTTTCGATAGTCGTCTGCTGTTCTTGTTGGGATAGTCTACTGCTCTCAAGCTATAACGTTTCCCTTTGTACAGAACTTTGCAGGGCGGTTTGAGTTTAATGTTCACGCCAGAATTTCTTTCTTGACAAAAGGGGGAGAGGGTGGTAGTCCCCTCTCCGTTTCTTTTAGCCGTTGCAGTTGTTACAGGCTTCTCCGCCAAGGTCATCGCTGTAGTACCCTTCGGCGGGGAGTTCGGAAACCCCAATCATATTGTTCAGTTTGTAGAAAGGAATATCGCTTGCCGATCCTCCGATACCGTTTGCGGCTTGAATCTGCTCTCCGCAGTTCTCGCAAATCTCCATGGCAAAGCATGAGGTCTGCCCGTTGCCATGGTTGACGTAATGCGTAAAACCCATCTTCTTGAAGGCTATGCTGCTAATCCCTATCATGTCTCCCTTTATTGTTGAGAGTAGGATATCACAGCTAGCCCGTTTTGTCAAGGGATTTCTTAGTCTATTTCGCCTGCCTCATCGAGAATCGCATCTCCAACGATAACGTCATAGGGGTTGGCGTAGAGTTTGGTAGCGACTGCATTGATAGGCTTATCCTTGCATTTGCCTTCCTCATCGCAGATCAGCGTCTTGCCGTCAGGGGTTGATACCAGCTGAATGTAACCGCCTACTGCTGCCTGCAGTGATGCCAAGCTCAGGTCAGTCAGCGCCTCTGTCGATCCGTCTACCTTGATGATTTGTGCCATTGTCTCTCCTTATTGATTGTTGATGAGAGCATCGTATCACATACTCTCTAGAAAGTCAAGCCCTATTTCTTTTGACATGATGAGCGAAAACGGCGAGCATCTTATCTTCTTCTTTGCGTTCCCGTTTGATTCTTTTCCGATGCCATCTCTCTGTCTGCGCTTTTTGTTTCATGGTCGTTCCTTATTTTGCGATAGCTTGGGCGAGATGCTTAAAGAAATGTAGGGCATCGAAATTATGAAAGTCAATGCGAACAATCGTATCTTTAATCTGCGCCTGTTCTGCTGCGCTTGTAATTTTCATATGCTCAATGACAACTCCAACAGGAATGACATTGAGACCACTTTTGCCGTAGATATCAAAGGTCTGCTCTATATCAATTCCTTTTTCCGAAACGAATGTATCAAGCCATGTATTAAAGTCCATTGTCTCTCTCCCTTTACGTCAGTAAACGTTCTTTATTGTTGAGAGTAGGATATCACAGTTTGTCGGAAATGTCAAGGGGTTTCTTCGGTAAGACTTATGCTAACTTTGCCATCGGGACGAATACGGCGATCAATACGTTCCTCAGGTTGACAATGGAAAGTACAATCTCGAACCGTTTTGTCGAGGTATATTGGTTCCCTGCGGTCATAGTCATAAAAAAGGATATCAGGATCAGCATTCCCAGTGGCACGTTTTGCGGCGTCAATGATTCTAACGAGTTGACTTGATAACATAATTGCTCTCCCTTATTGTTGAGAGAAGGATATCACAGTTCTTTGGAAATGTCAAGCAGTTATTCAGGACAATCGGTAATTGGGTTCCCCGGGCAACAGACCATCTTTAGACAGAGGGCAGATTTCTGGATTGTCGCATGTATGCCAACGTTCCTCTTGCTCTGCCTTCTCCTGTTCGGTAAGTTCCTTGGGCTTAACCGCTAGTCTTTCGTCAGGGATGTAGGTAGCGAATTGATCTTGAGGATCAAACTCGAATACGCCTGCCATTACATCTCCGCAATCAACGCTTCCGATTATCTCTTTCGGGACTTCTTCTGCATTGTCAACAAAAAAACTGATATAATCATCCCCGATATGAATGTTTGTCGTTAATTTGTCACGATGGTATCTAAAATAGCCTAGTTTAACCATAATCCTTCTCCCTTGCGTTTAGCAACTCCCCTATGTTATGCGTACATGGTATCACGCATTACGTGGAAAGTCAAGAGTTATCGGGGTCAACCGCAACTTTCCATTTCAGAAAAAAGAACTGAGGAGACTTAACCTTCTTGGTTTCTCCTGCGCCTCTACCTCTGAGGTTATGACATTCAAGCTTCGTGCCGTAACCGTTCTCAGGCATAAGTTTGTACTTCTGGGCGTACTCTCTCAACGCTGCCTCGACTTCAGCAGGCTTGAGCAGTAACGCTGATTCTACAATTGCGTTCCCATCCTTCATCGCTCAAACCAAGTTCGGATGCAGGGGTAAATGTACAGGTTTCCATAGATTCTCCTTATGTATGATTATGCGTACATGCTATCACGCATTACGTGGAAAGTCAAGAAACAAATCCGTCTTCATCAATCAGAACTTGAGTCTCGCAATTCAGACAAGTCAAGTCCATAACGTTGTCCTCGTTGACTTCCTCGATCTGAAGAACGCCACCATCGCAACTTGGGCAATTGACATGTACAACCGAATCTTTGAGAGTTCTGGACTTATTGACTTCCCAAAGCGTATTGGCTCGCTCAAAGATGGCGCTGAGTTCGTCAGGATGCAGGTTCATTGAGGCGCAGAGGTCTTTGATCTGTTCAGAGGTAAGACCGACAGCATTGATCTCTGCAATCAATCTAGGGAATTGAATTGAAGAATCATTCCATATTTCTTTACTCATCATTTACTCCGTTGGGTTTTGATGTTCGGGGGCAACGACAGGGGAAGTCCATGCGCCCTCTTGTACGTTATACTACGCTCCCTCATCTGCTTGTCAAGGGCTTTCATCTTGTCTTTACAACGTTGACAGGATGGAACGTCCCCTCTAACAGGATTGGGAACAGTCGTCGTAGCTTCATTGACGCAAAGTGTGAACATCTGACATTGCATTAGAAGAACCTCGGATTTTCCTCATCATGAAGGAAGGCGTTAACATCGACAGGGGCAACATCCATAGCGCAAGTCATGACAGGATAACCCTCAGCATCGTAATGGACTGTACCCTTGAGTTCTAAACCCTGTTGACAACCTTCGCAATGTCCTTCGGCGGGTGCGGCTATGGCTACTAAACTCATGATCTTCCTCCTATTGTTTGAAGAATGATATCACAGTACGGAAAGACTGTCAAGCCCTTTCTCCATCTCTTTAATTCTTTCCTTGGTACGAGCGATGGAGTCTTTGATTGCCAAAGCGGGGGTATCGCCTTCTCCCTCAATTACAAATGGATTCCCCGAAACCATAGTGTACCACAAGCCAACATCTGCTTTCACAGTCAGCTTAGGGTTTTCAAAGATGCCTTCATAACGAGAGCATGTTACTCTACCCATGACCTCTTTGATGATCTTGCCTTTTGCCGTCTTAAGTATCGTCGCCATTGTTACTTCTCCATTGTTTGAACGTAGGATATCACAGTCTCAGAAGAATGTCAACCATTATTATTGATTTCTTTCAGAGTCCCCAACTGCCTGAGTCTCGGCTGAAACGGCTTGCCTTCATCCGTCAAGAACTGATACTCAATCTCGACATAAGGCTTTAGTCCCTTGGCGGTCATAGCATGATACCTCTTGACATAATCAATAGATGTTCCTGATACCTTGCAAGCAACCCCATTGCGATACATGATGAATGCGCCCTTGACTGCTCCCGCTTCAAAGCCAATGATAGGAAGCTTTTCCTCAGTCAGCAATTTGATCTTGAAAGGCTTCCCCGTAAGAGTCTTGAGCACAACGCCTTCGACATAATTACCCTTGGCCTTTTGACTTTTGGCGTAATTCCATCCGTCCCCGAAGTCGTCAAACGCTCTTGGCATGACGATGGTTTCAGAACCTTGACCCTTGAGAGCATGATGAATCCTGTCTCGGATTTCATCAGGAGTCTTTCCCCGTAAGTCCTGTCCCTTATGCTCGAACAAATCAAAGAGATAAAAACGAGCCTTTGACCAATTCTCTTTCCGATTGATTTGCAGGACGTTACCATGCGGGAGAGCGATTTCCCCTCGAACCTTCCAATCGAACTTGCGTAAGGCTTGAACGATGTGGGGGAAACGGGCGTTGCGAACGATTTCTCTATCGCTCTTAATGTCTTGACCATCGAAACCCATACGAGTCCCATCAACCTTGACTTCGACAAGACCTTGCATCTTGTTTGCTTCTTGCGGCGTAATCTCTTTCATTCCGGGCATGATCTCTCCTTTATTGTTGAGAGTAGGATATCACAGTTTCAGAGAAATGTCAACTCTTTCAGCCCACGCAAGAGTATCTAAAATGGTGCGCCATGAAGGATTCGAACCCCCGCCATACGATTTTACATTCTTCGGATATCCAAGCTTAGAAAGTGAGAAGGGATAGCTTGTCCCTTTTGATCTCATAGTATTCCTGACCCCCTCTGAAGGAGCGCTCTGCCAGACTGAGCTAATGGCGCATAATAAATTGTTTAGTCGATTTTTGCTAAGGTTAGCTTTGCTTGTGGCATCTCCTTATGAACTGCTGTTGCTTCCTTGTTGGCATAAGCGGCTGTCGAGTAAGGGACGCCTCTCTGCATGAAATTCACTAGTACTTTGAACTTTTCCTTATCGGCAGGAACAACATCAATTCTTGACATCTCTCTCTCCTTATCCATTGTTGATAAGAACATCGTATCACAATGCCCATGAAATGTCAAGACTTTCTTTAGAAATCTGATTCGCTTTTGGGCTTACATGAACCGCAGATCGAATCAATGACTACTTCACGATGACCATAGACTCGGATCATCTCCCCGCAATGAACGCAAGGCAGATCGAATAGTCTGTTGCCATAGTTCTCGATGTTACGGTAGACGTTTGATTTGACGCAATGCTCTTTCTTGCAATGTGGGCATATATCCATGGTCTTCTCCTTATCCATTGTTGATAAGAACATCGTATCACAGTATCATTGGAATGTCAATAGTAAAAATTACTAGACACAAAAAAACTCATCAAGTTGGGGTTATGGAAATACCTTACCTTGATGAGTCCTTGAACATTATTATCTCTTAATTATCTATTTTAT